CAACTGACCCAGCGTATGCTCTCGAACCTCGGAACGATGGACGGGTCAGCATTCCTCAAACCCGACGAGCGAATCACCACGGAGCAGTACCTGACCTTGGTACAAAAGGCTGACCAACTGAAAGGCAAACCATTGTACATAGTAGACCTGCATCAAGCAAATCTTGACCGAATCGAGGGCGAGATAGCAAAACTCAAGGCCAAGTTCGGAATCGTTGGTTTCTACCTCGACTACCTGCAACTTGTAGAACCTGCGAAGATTGACAAGCCCAAGCCCAAGATTGAGCAAATGACGAACATCTCCAAGCAACTGAAAGCAATTTGCAAGAGGCAAAAGGTCTTCGGGGTCGTGGTTTCTTCGCTTTCAAGGGCAACCGAAGGCAGGGCAGACCATCGTCCTATCATGTCCGACCTGCGAGAAACGGGGCAACTGGAGTTCGATGCCGACAAAATCGCCTTCGTTTATCGTCCCTACGAACACGACAAGAATGCCGAGCAGGACCTGATGGAGGTTATCTTCCGAAAGAATAGGAACGGAAGCCTTGGAATCGCCCAAGTCCAATGCCAACTGCCCTACACCAAAGCAAACGAGTATCCACTATGACCCCCGAATATACCCTGCAAGCCGCCTGCGTCAAGTTGTTCAAACTCCTAAGGCCACACGAAGAAGGACGGTTGTTCCTGAACCTCAACAACCCACGAAGCCGAACGAACGGTCATTTTCTCAAAGGCATCGGCCTGACCGCTGGGGTGGCAGACATGACCTACCTCTCCGACAAAGGGGCTATCTTCTTGGAGTTCAAAGCCAATAAGGGCAAGCAGTCCCTCTCGCAAAAGTGGTGGCAGGGGGTCGTCCAAGAGGCAGGGTACAGGTACGAGGTCATCCGAAGCATTGAGGATTTTCAGAGAGTGGTTGCAAGTGTTGAATAGTTGTGTAGATTTGTGGTATATGCTATTGGATATAACCGTCAGCCTATACCCTGACAAACCAACCCCAATCGTCAGCCTATAAACTTACCTAAACCCCAAACCCATGAAAACCACACCCACCGATTTCCGACGCTGGCAACTGCATATCCGAAAGGAGTGCGTCAACTGCAACCGCCCCGACAAAAGCGAAACAATCAAGCCTTGGTCCGTCAACTGGACCCTGCTCGGTCAAATCCTCCAAGCCAAAAACGCCTGACCATGCAATGGATTAAATGCTTGGACCGGATGCCGACACCTTACGAGCCAGTCCTGATATTCACGACCGACATGAATCAAGCCTACGCATGGCTCGGAGATGGCCGTTGGTACTACGAACACCAAACGTGGTTCCTAATCGAAGTGAGCCATTGGATGCCCCTACCCCCAAACCCGTTTTAACATGGACCTAATCACTCGCACCATCCTCGGTTACACGGCAGAGGTTGTTGGAGTCAACCCGGACGACATCTTGAGCAACGTCAAGACCCAAGAACTGGTCCTCGCTCGCAGCATCTTTGCCGACATCGCCTACTCGGAATACCTCTACACCTACTGCCAAATCGGGCGAATCATCAAGAGGAACCACGCAACGGTCATGCACAACCTTGAAATCCTTTCCAAAAACATGAGAGCAAGGCCCGACATCAAATTTCTTCGTACACAGGTTCTCAACAGGACACGGGATTTTTTGCAACATTAACGAGAACCCCCACCATCTTTGCGTGAGTGAACGCAGAGAGCATCGTCCTTGACCTTTATCGCAGCGGAGAAATCCGTAAGGCTTGCCTTACCATTACGGGGGGCAATCCGCTTTGGAAGGACCTCGAGCAAGAGGTCGTCCTTATCCTGCTCGAAAAAGACCCCGACAAAATCACCAAGATGCAGGTGCAGGGATACCTGCGATTCTACATCGTTCGTTTGATAATGAACCTATACCGGGGCAACAACAACCAGTTCGCTAAGAAGTACCGTCATCACGACGAGCGTGTCGAAGTTGACCCCGAAACCCAAGAACTAAGCAAGGACTACGACTCCCTGCTCGACGACCTTTGGGCCATTGCCCAGCAAGAGATGGACTCTTGGGCCAAGGACGGGGCCTTCCCCTATGACAAGGAACTGCTGAACCTGCTCATGCAGACGGGCAATATGAAGGCTATGAGCCGGGAAACGGGCATCCCGTACCGGAGCATCATTTATTCAATCGAGCAAGCCAAGGCCAAAATTAAAACCGCAATCGAAGCCAATGGATATACTGGTTTTTCCAATCCTGATTAGTGCCTTAGCGACCCTTGCGGTCGTGGAGTTCCGAATCCTGCCACAATGGTTCTACGCTTTGCCCTTTGCGAAGCGGAAGCCGTTTTCGTGCATGACCTGCTTCGGGTTTTGGCTTGGGGTTGCCTTGACCCTGCCGACCTGCCAATGGTACTTGGCCCCAATCCTTGGCCTCGCCTCATCTGCCACCGCAATAATTATTCGGGAATGGACCTTCAAATGACCAACGACCAGTTCGTCGTGGCCCAGAAGCACCGCAAGTACTGGGACCAATATTTGGCCTCCCTGACGATGCGACTCCCACCCGATGCGGTTGGTGAACTGCAAGCCATCCTGACCGCTCACGGGCGACCGCCTACAAATTGGTGGTGCGCCGACTGCGTAAAATCAGCCCTCCAATACATTTACCTTCAAGCGGACTTGTTCCTCGAAGTCAACCAAAACACCGTTACAATCCCACTAAGCAATGCCCCTGCCAACCCCGAACAATAACGAGTCAAGAGAAGGCTTCATCGGTCGCTGCATGAGCAATAACCAAACCAATGCAGAATTTCCCGATACGGCTCAACGATTGGCGGTTTGTGGCTCAACGTGGGAGAATCACAAAAGGCAGCAGTTCGAGTCTTATTCGGATTACGGCCAAGAGATTCGGTCGAATGCCAAGCGAGGGATAGAACTCAACGAAAGGAACGGGAACAAGTGTGCCACGCAGACGGGCAAGGTCCGGGCGCAGCAGTTAGCAAATGGCGAACCCATCTCCGTGGAAACCATCAAGCGGATGCACTCCTACCTGTCAAGGGCAGAAACCTACTACGACAACGCAGACGACACCTCGGACTGCGGTTACATCAGTTATTTATTGTGGGGTGGCAAGTCGGCTTTATCATGGTCAAGAAATAAACTCCGGGAACTTGGCGAACTCGAAGGCGAAGGATGACGAAGCCCAAGTGCAGGCTCGGATGGATTCGCTGATGATGGTCATCACGACCCTGTGCGACTGCATCGGAGCGGTGGACGATTCGAACTCACCGAATGCATTTGCCGTGAAGATGAAGATAGTGGACAAAATAGACGAACTCATAGACAAAATTGAATACTAATGGCAGGCCGACCCCCAATTTGGAATACCCCCGAAGAACTATGGGCTGCCTTTGAGCAATACCGAGCCGAGAACAAGGCCAACCCTTACCGGGTGCAGGACTATGTCGGCAAGGATGGGGTCATGGTTTACCGGGACAAGGAGCGTCCGATTACCTTTCGGGGCTTTGAAGGATGGCTTGCAGAGAACGGGGTTTGCTATGACCTTTCGGATTACAGGAAGGGGACTACGGACCTGCACAAGACATTCTCCCCAATCATTACACGCATAAGGCTGACCTGCGACAAGGATATGCTGGAGGGTTCAAGTGCCGGCGTTTACTCGGCCAACATCGCCTCTCGTCTGCTTGGCTTGGTTGACAAGCAAGAGAACACGGTCCACATCGAGCAACCCCTGTTTGGGGATGGACTTTAAGTACACGACCGCTATCAGCCGAATCCGTCGGATGACGGCCCGGAAGAAAATCATCCAAGGCGGAACAAGTGCGGGGAAAACGCTCGCCATTCTTGCGGTCCTCATCGACATCGCAGCAAAGAACAAGACCGAGATTTCGGTAGTTTCCGAATCCATCCCGCACCTACGAAGGGGTGCAATCAAAGACTTCGCCAAGGTCATGCAATGGACGGGCCGCTGGGTCGCAGACCGATGGAACAAGACCCTGCTGACCTATCACTTTGCCAACGGTTCAATCATCGAGTTCTTTTCGGCTGATTCCGAGGCAAGGCTCCGAGGGGCAAGGAGGCAGGTCGTTTACATCAACGAGGCCAACAACATCGACTTTGAATCTTACTACCAACTCGCCATTCGTACCAGCGAGGCCATCTACATCGACTTCAACCCGACACATGAGTTCTGGGCGCATACCGAGGTCCTGCCCGAACAGGATGCAGAACTGATAATCCTAACCTACAACGACAACGAAGCTCTGCCTGATACCATCAAGCGGGACATTGAACTAAACCGCACCAAAGCCGAAACGTCTGCCTATTGGGCGAACTGGTGGAAGGTCTACGGCCTCGGTCAGGTCGGGACGCTTCAGGGTGCGATATACGAGGACTTCGAGGTCGTGGAGGGTATAGATGTCAGCCGTGCGAAATTCGTCGCCCTAGGGCTTGACTGGGGCTTCAGCAACGACCCTACGGCACTCGTAGCAATATACCGCCAAGGGGACTGCCTGCTGATTCAGGAACTGCTCTACTCCACGGGCCTGACCAACCAAGACATCGCAGACAAACTGCGGACGCTCGGCATCACAAGGGCTTGGGAAATCGTAGCGGATTCAGCAGAACCGAAGTCCATCGAAGAAATCTATCGGTTGGGGTTCAACATTAAGCCAGCAGAGAAAGGCCCAGACTCGGTCAGGAACGGGATAGACATCCTGAAACGCTTTAAATTGCAGGTTACCAAGGATAGCACCAACCTTATCAAGGAACTGCGGTCCTACACTTGGGCAACCGACAAGGAGGGCAAAAACACGGGGGTTCCGATTGATTCCTTCAACCACGCCTGCGATGCGATGCGATATGTGGCCCTCAACAAGTTAAGGGTCAGTAATGCAGGGAAGTATGTTGTTGTTTAACTTTGCCCCATGAACCTCGAACGCATCATTGACCTGCTAATCGAAATCGGGAAGACGGTTGCAGCCGTTTTCTTTATCCTCACCCTTCTAACCCTCCTTTGGACCTTATGAAAGTCGTTCACTATTACCACATCTACTGCGGAGGGAATTGGCAGTTAATCCTGAACCAACATATGATGGCCGTGTGCAACTACGGGCTTATCAACGTCTTGGATGAAATCAGGGTCGGCATCGTCGGTCCACCCGAACAACGCAAAGCGGTCAAGGAGGTGCTAGAAGGCTCGATGGTGGCTGATAAGGTCAAGGTCGTGGTTACCCGAACCAACGCTTGGGAGCAGGCGACGCTGACTGAAATGTACCGGGCCTCGCAGGAAGAGGAAGCCGTGTACTTGTACGCTCACACGAAGGGGGCAAGCGACCCGTCGCTTATCAACCAACTTTGGAACAGGTCTATGACCTTCTTCAACGTCGTGGCTTGGGAACGCTGCCTGCAACTGCTCGAAGGCGTGGATGCGGTCGGATGTCATTGGATTACCAAGGAGCAGTTCCCTCACATGGCGGACCAAAACAACCCCGAAGGCTACCCCTACTTTGGTGGAACCTATTGGTGGGCCAAGTCGTCCCACATTAAAGAACTGGGTGAGCCGGTACGGGACCACCGCTGGCAAGCCGAACATTGGATTGGAAAGAAGCCCGATACGAAGGTTCACGATACCAACCCCGGATGGCCGGGTCCCGAAAAATTTGTAATCACATTTTAACCATGAAAGACAAAGAACTGATTGCCATCCTCGACGAGTTAGACCTCAATGGTGCCGACTATGACGGAGGAACCGACAAAGCCAACGGCCACAACTACACAAGCACCTATGCCAAGTACTTGGCTGAAATGCGAGCAGATTCCATCAACTTCGTGGAGATAGGGGTCTGGCACGGAGGGTCCATGGCCATGTGGTGCAAGTATCTGCCCAAGGCCAAGTTCTTGTTCTACGATATTGCCAACCAAGTCAAACCAAAGGCTGACAAGCACATTGACTGGACTCGTTCAAGGCTTCACATCGCATCGGCCTACACACCCGAATCCGTGCAAGTCGCAAGGGACTATTTTAAGAACGGCATCGACTTCCTGCTTGACGATGGCCCGCACACCTTAAGTTCTATGTTGCAGGTCGTCAGCCTGTATGCACCATTGATGAACCAAGGCGGTGTCTTAATGATTGAGGACGTGCAAGCCAAGGATTGGTTCGTGAACTTGTCAGCCGTAGCACCAAGCAACTCAATCTTTGAGGCCATAGACCTTAGCGAATCGGGCCGATACGATGACCTTATTGCCGTTTACAAGTTCTAATCATGGGCATCCCCGTAATCATCAACAACCGCAACCTGCTGACATGGCCCAAAGCGATGGTCAGGGACTTGAGCAAGTGGCAGGGGATTGGGGACATCTACATCGTTGACAACGGTTCAACCTACGAACCTTTGCTGGAGTGGTACGCCACCAACCCCTGCAAGGTCGTAATGCTTGGCGAAAACTTGGGCCATCAAGCCCCATGGACTTCGGGCTTGGTGCAACAACTGGGAGAGCCGTTCTATGCGGTTACAGACCCGGACCTTGACCTTTACAAGACCAGCAAGCGGACGATTCCCATGTGCTTGGAGTGGTTGCAACAATTCCCCCAAGCAGGCAAGGTCGGCCTGTCGCTGCGATGGGATGACGTGCCTCCAAGGTCGTCGTACTACACTCATGTTAACAACTATGAAGCGACTCGTCAGCGTAACTCACGGGTCATCATGGCAGCAAGAGTTGACGTGCCTATCGACACGACCTTTGCCGTTTACAATCGTCAGGAGTACTTCATCGGTGGGGTTTCATTGCTTGAGTCAGCGAGGCACATTCCTTGGTATTACTCCGAGAAAGAACGCAAGGCTGATAAGGAGTTCAGCCAGTACCTTGCATCGGCATCGTCGGCATCGTCTTACAAAACCTTCTTGAAACTATGAAACTCCAAGACCTAACGATTGACCAGTTCCAGCGCATCGGAGCCATTGAGTTCAGCAGCGTCCTTGGGGACTACGACAAGCGTGCAGGGGTCGTCGCAATCGTTGAGGGGGTCGATATATCAATCGTTCGAGAAATGCCCGCCAAGAGCGTCCTAAAGCGCTACAAGGCCATTATCAGCGAGTGGAACGCATTGCCTGCATTGGGCTACAAGAGGAAGTTCAAAGCAGGGGGCAAGTGGTGGATTCCGACGGTGTTCACGGATGAACTCACCGCTGGGCAGTTGATTGAGTTAATGGACGCAAACACGACCGATGAAAAGCAACTCCTGCAGAACCTGCACCGAATCATGGCGACCCTCTGCAGGGAAGGCGGTCTATTCGGATTCTTCCCGAAAAAATACGACGGGGCTGCCCATGCGGAGCGAGCCGAGTTGATGAAGAAACACGCTAAAGTCGGGGACGTTTGGGGGGTTGTCAGTTTTTTTTTGCTAAGTTCAGAATCCTACTTGAAAGTTTTGAGCGACTATTCCAAGCACCTGATGACGAAGGCAGGGGAGTTGACGTAAGCCCTCTCGCAGGGTACGGTTGGTTGATGGTGGTCTGGAGGATGGCCAACAAGGACGTGCTGAAATTCGATGCCATCTTTGCGATGAAGGCGGTGGAGTTCTTGAACTACGCCCTGCTGATTCACGACATTTTGGAAGCGGAGAGGATGGAAGCGGAAAGGGCAAGAAG